CATTAGTCTTTCTCCATTTTTAATGCTTCTGCAAGTTCATCAGTTACCATATCAACTATTTCTTTAGCTAGAACCTTTTGTTCACTATCCCCGAATCCCGGATAATCTGGAATCTTCTTTGCTATCTTCTCTGCTATCCTGTTCTCAAAAGCATCTGATTGCAATACTTTGACTTGACCTTCAAGAACTTGTTTAAATAGTTCCTTCAACCATTTTAATACTTTCTTACCCATTACTTTTTCCCTTTTATATTCATGATTAAATAAATAATTGATAATGATGCGACTACGATCTGGAGTAACTCATGGATATGAGATAGACCGATTGCATAATTACCAAATGAGATTGCTGCTATTCTAAAGCTATCCACTAATGTTTTCCTCCACCATTTAATCTGCCACTCATATAGCTAATCTTATCACTTAGATCATCTACATCTTTCATCAATGCCTCATGTCTCCGATCTAGTTTATCATTAACACTTGACTTAAAACCATTAACAGAATCAATCAGCTTCACACAGATATTCATCGTATTACTTAATTCTGATTTCATACTAGAAAGAGCTTGTTGTATTTCATCAATATGTGCAGTTTGAGATTTATTTTCCTTAATAAGGTTTGTAATCATAAACCCAAAAAGGAGCATACATATACCGATTACTCCAAGTTCCCCATAAGCCTCTAATATTGTAGTAGTATCCACTATTTTATCTTCACCTCTTCCAATCTTTGATGCTTAAAACACCAATTACTATCATCGCTGATACGACCATGAAACCAATGAACAGTTGAATCAGCATCCATTATCTCGATAAAAACCGAATTTGAAACAGAATCCTCTGGAGCTAGTGGTAGGTTTGCGATTATCCAACCTTGATTGGTGCATCCTGTAAACCACAGGAATATCATAAGACGTATTAGTATTTTCATGAAGTACGATAAAATCCCCGTTATTTAGTTTCTTGATCTTGTTCTTCATCTTTTTCAATACTCGCTTTCAGAGCATCTAGAAAAGCTTGTTTACCAAACCTTAATTGCTGAAGATTAAATTCAGAAGATTGTAGCTTTCGATCTAAATCCGCAACGTGGTTAATCATCAACTTTTGTTCTTCCGATAATTCTGATTCTTTATAATCCTTATCGAATAAAGTAATTATCTGTTCTTTAGGCATTTCTTTTTGTTTTTTTGCCACTTATAACTCCTTGTTTGTTAAACTTCTTCAGATTGTTTATCTGCCCATGCTTTCTTAATGTCTGCTGACCACAAAGAACCAGCCAAAGCCTGTACCTCTGCTGACTCTCCAGATACATCCATATCTGGTGTTAATACTTTTCTATGATAATTGTAAGATATTTCTGCACCATCTTCCATTATAGATGTTTTAGTACGTACATTTATATGCTTGTACTCGCCTCTTACTTCATAATCATCTGTTAAAACTTTACTAATTGCCATATTATTTTTCCTTTTTAATTATCCAATTAAACAAAATATGTTAATCCAACTGTTATATATGTACCAGCTTTTATATCATCAGCACTATCTGATTGTGCAAGAATATTATCACCTAAATAAACTCTTAAAACACTTTCACCGGGTAATCCAACTCCAACAAAATCAGATACATTTGCAGAAACAGTATTATCCATACTAACACCACCAGAGACTCTATGTTGGTCTCCAGAGGCAATAGCAAAAGGTAAAGAAACCTTAAAAAATCCATCTGGACTACTTACAGAAGAAACAAACAATAATCCAGTCACAGTAACTTGTCTACCGACTTTTACATAAGAAAGTGTTTGATAGCTACCATTTAGAGTTATTGTGCCACTTGTACCGCAAGTAACTGTTGCTGTATGTGTACCTTCTTCGTAGTCATCCAGAGTATTTGCATCTGAACTTGCATTTTGAGAAGCTGGAAACTTTAATTGTCCAGATGTTAATTCTACAACTTGACTTGAATTTATTGTTAATGCAGCAACTTTATTTGCTGTTTGTATTACAATACTATCTCCAGCATTTGCAGTTGCAATCGTCATCTGATTATCGTCTGACTTCCAACCTATAAAAGCTCCATAAGCATCCGCTGGACTACCAAATGCCAACTGCCCTAAAGCATTATTTGGAGTAAGAATAGTAATCCCACCAGCACCACTATTTTCAACTACTAAATCATCAGCCGCTCCATCGGCAGTAATACTTCCAGCAGTTGCTGTATGGACATGAAGAGTACCTTCTGTCGGTGCAATTCCTACTCCAACTCTGTTCGTATCCAGAAATAATTTTGATGCAGTATCTTCTCCATCTGATACAACTCTTGCAGTTCCATCTATACCACTATTTGAATTAGAAACTTGTAATAAATCTTTGTAGCTACTTGCTACGCTTGATCCTGTTAAACTTGCCATATTATCTCCTTTCCATGAGATTATTTTGCACAGCTTTCTGTGCGGTTATTAATCGATAAAATTCCACTTGCGATCTTCATCTTCAAATTTTGTTAGCATATTCTCCCATTTAATTTTGCCCATATACTCATCTGACATTGAACCAACACTTACCCCGGTTTCACCTACCATATCAGCAAAGGCTATTCTTAAAGCTGAATTAACACTTGTACCAGATCCACCTTGACTATTTGCCCACTCTTTTAACATCTTACCTAATGATCCAGAAAAACCCAATGCTTCCAATCCAACTCTTATTGAATCATTCAAACTTTTTGATCCAGATGTTATTCCAGCTACATCGCTGAAATATTCCCTCATGATTGTATTAAAACTTTTTTTTGTACCTAATGCCATTCTATTATCCTTTAAGAGTTAGGGAGGGAATCGAAACTCCCTCCCCGATCTTTTTGTTTCTACCTATTAAGAAACTTTGGTGTGAATCTCAACACCCCAACCATCTATGATCTCTGTTACTCCCCAGAAACCAGAACCGATGATGTTGTCACGAAGATAATTACCTTCACGATATATCTCAACTCTTAACATCTCACCAGCATAACCCATTCCCAAAGCACCGGGAACAAATACGCCACCTTTAACAGCGTTAGATGCTACTGTAAACTCTGGTGAAGAATGCATACTAATACCAGCGATCTGACTTACAAATCCTGTTCTAGCACCTTCATCTTGTACACCAGCACCAGCAAATTGGGCTGCTGTTACCAAGTCATTATGGACTCCATAAGTTCCCCAGATTTGTCTTGGATCAAGTACCGCACTTGGTTGCCCAATTGCAGAATTTTGCTTTAAAAGTGATAAAGCAGAAAACAAGTTATCTACTGATAGAGCTGCATCATTAGCACCGGCTGTATTTGAGAAACCATCAAACAAAGCATTCAATAATGCATCTGCCTTAGCTGAAAGTGCATTTCCAATTAATGCACCGGTATTAGCTGCAATATCATCAGCATTCGACAATCTTGCTTCATCATACATTGGAGCCATTACAGAATACATATCTAAAGTAGCTGTTTTCTTTTCTGTATCCAATGCAGTTGAAGGAGTTACTGTTCCTTCTGCTGTAGCGGCCACGTCTCCACTTGTGATCGCATCTGATCCAGCATTGTATGCGATAAATGTTATTTGATCTGCTTTCGGTTCACCTTTTACAGTTACTAGAGGCATTGTTACATTTGCTTCCGAAAACTTAATTACTGCTTCTGATTCGATGACTTCTAATAAGCCACCAGCGAAATCTCCGCTATCTCCTACTGCCATTTCTATTATCCTTTTTTACCGAATATTGCATCCCAACGATCTTGAGGGATATGGCTGAATGTGCTTCTCAAGTCTTTACACAATGGTGCTTTTTCTTGACCAACACAAATTCTAAATCCATCTTCATAAGGTATTTTTTCACCATTAGAAACGTAGATATGCTCACCATCTTTTGATATAGCAGATGCTACATTCCCGGTATCCATACCTGTAGTTGGATTATGGTTAATTGAATCTAGATGTAAACGCTTCTTTGATTTTCGCATAAGAACCTTTATCCAATTTACCTTTCGCTACATCTCTAGCCGCTTCTGTCAAAGAGTTATACCCTTGATAACCAGAAGAAGTTGAGCTGTCAACACTCGGAATATTTTTTGGTTTATTTATTAATTTATTATGAACTACTTTCATCTGACTATAGCTCATACCTTTAAAAGCTTCCCTATCTTCTTCTGGGAAGTCTAAAAGCATTCTATCAATCTCTACATTATCACGAGCTTTATATGATTCGAGTTCTGGAGTGATCTTATCAAGTTTAGCTTTGTTTTCTTCGTACAACATTTTCCATTCATCATTTTCAGCTAACTGTGCTTGACGATCTTCTTCCAATCTCTTTTCTAGCTCTATAACTCGAGATTCTGCTTTTTGCAATCGTTCTTTCTTCTGCATTACTTCCCGCAGTAAATCATTATCTTGATTGCTAGATACTGATTCATTCTGGTTTTCAGTTACCAACTCTTGTTCACTATCTTGAACTTTATTCTCGCTCATTATCTTGAGTCTCCTCTTTTATTTACCGATTTTAAAATTGATTGGTTTTTTAGTTGCCTCTTCAGCATTCTTTTCAATAAACCGATCAACTTCTTTTAAAATAAATCTTTGTATTCCTTTGGTAACAGGCATAGATGACTTTGTAACTACTCTTCCCATGTCTGCATTCCATTGAATCTTCTGGGCATTTGTTCCAGACCATCCAATAATAACATTATCTTTTGTAAATCCTCTGGTTTGTAAGTTCCTCATCATATCCCCGGTTAATTGTAAATCAACTTTTGTTGAGGTAGATGATTGCCTCTTATACTTCCCTAATCCCTTTCTAGCCTTGTAGGTTGGCTTATATGGCTCAAAATTTCTTCCTTCGACATCTTTGCCACCTTTGGTAGTATGTACCCTTATTCGATCTGATACCTCATCACCAACTCCTTTCCAGAATTGTTTTGTAAATGTTGGTATCTCTCTTAATGCTTTAGCCACGTTGCTCTAATTGTTGTTGAGGTGTTAATGGTGTTCTTCTGAATCCACCTTTATTATCAATAAAATCTTTAGCTTCTTTTGGATCAGTAAGTTTTTTAGATACTGATGTTTCTTTTGCCCATCTATGCCTACAATTAAATCCACCTCCATCAACAAATGCTCCCGGATACTGTGAATCAATCTGATCTCTTGTTAGGCTTCCAGATGACATCATTTTTAAACATATATCTCTAGTCTTTTGATCTATCGGGCCTTGATAAACATAAGTAGCATTAGGAGGATCATTCACAGCCATTTCAGCAGTAACATTCCTTTCAAAAGTATTTAATGCTGTATTCGCAAGAGTTTCAGCTTGATCTGGTCTTAAAACATTGCCAAGCATACCTTGTGCAATCTCTCTTTCAGTTTTACCTCCTATGATACCTTTTACAGCCTCATCTATTACTTGCTCACCCATTGAACTGATCTGCTTTCTAAAGGTTGCTTCATCCAATCGAACCAATGCTAACAATG